AAGCGTGATTGCGTCCAGATCAAATGGGTCGAATCTTCCATGCAGCATGTAGTGACTTGTGATCTCAAAATGCTGCGCTTGTGTCAATCCAGTAAATCCAAGTCGTAGCGTGTAGCCGTTGACGACATTGGCGTGGCGCACCATCAGTTCGTCACCGTCAAGAGCGCTCAGCGGTGTTGCTGGCGCGGCACCTGGCGTAAAGGTACGTGACTGAGGGTTTAGCGCTGGGAAATTAGCCATCAGTTGTTTAAGTCCTCGTCAGTAAATCCTTCCCATTCACTAAGAACTGTAGATTGGTTGTTGCTAAATTCCCACTTGCCTGTGATTGCATAGCTGATGCCTTGGGCGGTTGTGCTTGGGCAGAATATGTAGGGCATTGTGCTGTAGTCATAGCCATTTTGCGCCAGTCCACCCAATATCTTTGGATACCCTCCAAAGCCAACGCTGTTATCCAAGGCTTCAACAGAAGCCCTCCATTCAACGTAAGGATCTCCTAAGGCTGGGCATGTCCAATACGTATTTTCTGCGTTGGCATAGTCTGCGCCAAAATCAAAATGTGGCGACTCAAGCGGATATGTACTAAGCATAGTTGTTTGCCAAAGAGGTCCAATGGTTACCGGGCCTCCGCTTGAAATCCATGGAGACGTATAACTTGTTGTTGTATTATCGAGTCCGTTATAAATCGTGCCTGTCCATCGAACATAATTAAAGGAATTTGTGTTCGGCGTAACTGAGCTGGTCGCGCTTGTCTGCGGTCCGCTACCCGGACAAATGGTGTCTGCTTCGATGGTGTAACCAATATCAGATGCACTAGCTGTGTAAGTGCTGGAACTTTCTCCGGTAAGTTGCTCTTCTGTGATGTAAAATCTATCGCTTCCACGCCGTCTATACCAAATAACCCTTGCATTTGGGCACGTTGGTGAAATAGTAAGTACATCATCAACCGCAGGGCGGTCTACGTCGCCCAATGGACCAGTGCCGGTAAAGCCTGTGATCGCTGGCGCGGTTTCTTCAATCGGATCTTCTGGATTTGTTGTGTCACCGGCTGGACTGCTACCGCCTGATGCGCCAACAACGTTGTTGCGTCCCCCTGGAATCGTTGCACCGTCGGGACCGAATGCAATCGGCGTGGTGTTAGACGTAATCGTCGGAGTCGGTACGGTGTATTCAAAATTATCCGGGTCAGGAAGAATCGGCGGATCAGGGTCTGGCGTATTGGCAATGCTCGAACTGTCTGTGCGACGCCCAGCAATGTCGCAAGAAAAATCTGTTCTGCCAGTCGCCATCGTGTAACCAGCGCCAACAGCCTCGGCAACTTTCAATGCCACAAGGCTGCGGTTTTGTTCATCAATCGGGAAGTGCGTTAGGTCCAGAGTCACAGCGCCGCTGGTGGCTTTGCTGATGCGGTCTACTTCGTAATAAAAATCGTGGATTGCGTAATCAGTAACGTCTGTCTCCCGTACTAGTTGAACACGCACAATGTCGCCTAGTTCCAGTGTGCTATTGAAGGCACCGGGGCGGACTTGGATGCGCAGGCTGTGCGTAATGTATTTGCGGCGAGCGGCGTAGTAAGTGCCGACCTTGACCGCGTGATTCTCGGAAGCGCAGTATTCGCTTAGGTCGTACTGCTCGTATGGACCGGTCAGCGCTTCGCCAGTAAAACGCACTTCAGTTGTGCGGATGATGCCAATGTCGTCGTCTGGCTGCTGGCGCCACAACACCACGATGCAGGCCGGCAGGCGTTGCTCCAGTGGTACATAGTCGATCTCAAAGCCGTTGGGCAGGAGATCGTTTTCGCTGAATTTGTACTCAGCCGTGATTGCTGTTGTTTTAATCGTGTAATCGTTATTGATCGGCAGCCGTGGTTTGAGGATTTTCTTCCCGGCGCGATCACAGAAACGCAATAGGAATCCTGCGCTCGTGTTATACAACCATTCCTCAAGGTTGGTGGACTTTTGAACGATGCCGTTAAACAGTAATCCGTTTGTGTTTGTAAATTGAGCAGCGGTCAGCATCGCTGCCGAGTCGATCAACGTGCTAGGCACACGATTCGTTTGAGCGATTAGGTACAGGACAAGATCGACAAAGTTATTGCTAGAGCCAACGACGCTATCAATGATGCGCGTTACCTGCATCCCATTACGCACGAAGACGTGGACCTGTTTGTTCCAAGTGTCGTCTGCATCGGCGTGCGTGTTTGTATAACTCAGCGTCGTCATATTGTCGTAACTTCCGCTGGTGCCGCAGTAATAAGGGCAGTTCCAGGGGGTTTTACCAGCGACGACGGTTACCGTGTTACCCGGGTTCCAAGTGCCTGCACGAGCGTCATACGCTTGAGCCCAAGTACCAACACGGCAAGCCCGCTGGAAGACATCACGGACCTGAACCAGAGGCAGCTGCCCCTCGCTCAGAACAAGCTCTAGGTTTACGGTTAGTTCGTTTGTAACGGCGTTGTTGCTGTATGCCGCTTCGGTTGCTTTAGGGCTAACCAACACGCCACCAATGCTGTCGATACGACGGCAAAAAACAATCGGAATTGGCTCGCCTAAAACAACTGCCTGCTGATCAGAGTCAAGTGAAGTGGCGCCAGCGGCTGCGGTATCCTGCAGTGGCGTGCTGATCGCCTCGCTCTGTGCACGAGAAACGAAAAGCGGCTCTGTGATTTGAAATTCGCTCATATCCGTAGGGGAGTGCCGACCAGAGCCGTGGTGTACGTGCGGGGCGGGGCTTGTGCTCCAACGGGTGCCAGCCCTGATCCTAGGGTCACTGACAAGGATGTAAACCCGCCGCGCACTTCTACGACTTCACCGAACACAGAGGCAATCAAGACCTGACTAGCAGATGGCGCTGTTTGTGTGGCAAGCGTATTGAACTCATACATTTTGACTTCGCACAACCAGTTCAGTCCTAAGGCGTAAGTAAACGTTTCAACAGCCTCGTTTGTGGCCGGAACTTGCAGCGTGAAACGTTCGCCTGGAGTGCTACCTCCTGTAAAAGCATCAATCGTAAAAGGGTGATAATTCCAAGTTTTGCTATCAAATGTGATCGTCTGATTGACGTAGTAAGACTGCCAACGCTGGAAATCAGTCGCCCCTGAGAAGACCCTTAAATATACGGATTGACTTCTGTTTGTCATCAGCGAACTCCTGCGTAACGGCGAGCACCGGCGGAGCGATTGGTATTCGTCAGCGCGATTGCCATTGTCTGCAATGCAGATTCAAGATCGCCCATCGTCACGTACCTTGTGCCCTCCATTTGAGTGACAGGTCCAGTTTGAATGTTGATTGAAGGAACGGTGGTGCTACTGCCACTTGCGGTGGAGTTTGGAATTGCTGCAGCGCCTTGACGCCCAGAGATCCAGTTTTGAGCAAATGCATCCGCCTTGCTTTGCGGCACGATGTACTCAGGCTCGCCGCCTTCACCGACAAGCGCCAGTGTTGGACGGGTGACAACACCACCTTCTGCAAAGCGTGGCAGCTTAATTTGAGGCACTGTTGGCAGATCTGGGCCAGGAAGACTGTTAGCAGCCTTGATTAGGTTGTTGATCCCATTAACAGCAATATTCAACGCACGCTCAATAATGCCAATGACGCTATTAAATACGCTTTTGACAATGTTTGCTACCGCCTTAAAAGGAGCGGCAAGCGCATCAGTAATTTTTGAACCAATACTTTTGATGAAGTTTACAAGATTTGGAAATACAGCCTTAAGTGGCTGAATGAATTGTGTGTTTATGAATTGCCAAGCATCCCTATACGGCTTTGTCAATAAATTAAAAACGAGTATTGCGCCTTGCTGAATGGCATTCGTAATAGCTGACCAATTTTCTGTTAATGGCTTAAAGAAATTAGAAACAAAAGCAGCTGCGGCTTTACCGGCTTCTTTGATGAAAATTCCAAATCCACCAATTAGGTCTTGGAACCATTTGCCAATCCCCTTAAATGCTTCTCCGATTTTGTCCCTAAATGCGTAGATCGCAATACCGGCTGCTACAGCTAAAGCGATCCATCCTGCAGGACCGCTGAAAAACGCAAGAACAATCCTTCCTACGGTCAGCAGAATCGGACCTAAACCTGTGATGGCTGCGCCGATTTTTGTCAAAACTGGAATCAGCAGTGGCGCTGCTTGAATGAGGCCGCCGATACCCTGCAAGAAAAGACCGAGCGGAGCTGCAATTAAAGCAAAAGCGCCAGCCATTACACCAAATGCAATCACTAGCTTCTGCGTTGGCTCAGGTAGCTTGACGAAAGCATTTAATAGTTGAAGCATCACATCACCCAAGGGCTTCAGTGTTTCTGCAATGGTTGCGCCAACCCCAAGCTCTTTGAATTTTGCGATAACTTCAGATAACTTTTGAACAAGTGGCGTAAAGATAGGCAGAAGCTGCGTACCAATCGCGGTTTGCAAGTCTTCCAGTGCAGCTTGGAATAGCTTGTACGAATCCGGCGGCGGAGCCTTGATTTTGTTCAGCTCAGCCATTGCCTTAATGATTACATCCGTCGTAATCTTTCCATCTGCGCCAAGAGCTTTAACCTGGCCAACAGTAACGCCCATGACTTTGGCGACAGCCTGACCAACCATGGGTAAACGTTCCATGATTGAGCGCAGTTCGTCACCCTGCAAAGCGCCAGAACCCATCGCCTGACTGAGTTGCAGCATCACACCTTCAGTGTCTGCCGATGAAAGATTCATCAGCCCAGCAGCTTTATTGACGCCGTTAAATGTCTTGCCAATATTCTCGAGACTGACGCCCATCGGACGTAAGCGACCGTACAAATCAGCAACGGCTTTTGCTGCTGTCGTTTGCCCTAAGCCATATTGCTTAGCAGCATCATTAGCCAGCTTGGTAACGCCTGCTGTTTCCTTGTACTGCCCAGACAGTGCCTTAATTGTTTTTGCTGTGCGATCCGCCTCAATACCAGCTTTAACGAAACCACTAACAGCAGCACCGGCGCCAATACCGGCAGCGATTCCAGCTAAGCCAGACATTGCCTGACCGACCTTGCTAACAGCGCCGCCTAAACCCTTAACAGCACTATCTAGCCCCTTCAGCCCTGCCAGCGCCCTTGTGGCGTCTAGGTTGACCGCAATATTGGCTACAACGGCCACGGCAGGACTCTGGCGATACCACGATTCTACCTACGCTTTTTCGCCGCCTTTGCCTCCTCTTCGCGTTCAATCCTGAAAAAGGTATTCCACAAAAGTATTTCTTCAAGCGTGACACGCTCTAAAAGCTCAGCCAACGTACAGCCGAGTTCACGCGCTAATGACATTTGGAGCATCAGCAGGTTATCCCGCTTCAGCTCCTGTTTTAGTTTCCCGTGTCAAGCTCCACCACATCATCCTGAATCAATGCCAAGATGATCCGCTGCAAATCGCTATCACGCACTTCGTTTTTAAGCTCAGCTACTTCGCCGGCTTGGAACATGCGGTTACCGTTTTCATCCTGTGCCTTTTGCACTAGGAGTTGAATCGCCAAAGCGTTTGGATCGTTGCTGTTGGCAGCCTTAGTTGCACGCTCACGTTCTGCCATCGTCAGCGCAGTGTGCCAAAACTCAAATTCAGAACCGTCGCTAAGGGTTACGACCTTACGGATGGGCACAAGGTTTGCAGCCTTCTTTAGGCGATCAAGAGCACGCACAGGCTGAGCAGGAGACATAAATGCCTTGTTTTTTATCACTTTAGGCATAAAAAAGCCCCCGGTGCAACCCAGGGGCCAATCGTTTTCCAATTCAAGCTATCAGCTCTTGCTGAAGTCGAAAGTGGGAGTACCGGCGGGACGGAAGGCGATTTCCACAGTCTGAGCATCGTCAGGGTTGACGGTCAGGCTTGCAGAAGTCAACACTGCGTCAAACTCAACACTGCGGCTAAGCGCATCACTAGGCGAACCACCGCTCAGGATGCGATCAATGTAGAGCTTGAAAGAAGCACCAGTCTGCTGCCGCTGGATCACGTCTTGGATCATGCGGTTGGACAGATTAGTGTCATCGTCTGTGGTGTAGACGGTGCAGCTACCCTCGCCATCAGCAAAGCCGGTGATATAGCGGCGGAAGGGAGCATACTGCCCAAGCGACTGACCGATGGTGGTTACATCAATCTCCTCACGGGTGATCTCAAACGACCACTCGCGTACATCGCCCACAGCTGCATAGGCTGCATAATCCACTTCAAAGGCATTAGGCGTTACAGCCGTGCCGTCGTCAGTGATCGCAACGCTAGAACCACCTGCTGTAGCGGATACCTTCAGAACGCCAGTTGAGGCGGTATAGGTAATCACGTAGTAGGTGGTGCCAGCGGTGATGCCAGCAGGCAGGGTGCCGGTGCCGCTTGCGCCGGTTTCAGTATTTACAACGCTGAACACGACAGGATCACCAACCTTGAAATTCAGGTAGGTAGCAACTGTGATTTCGTCATCGGCAACATCCACGGCGGCTTCGCCAAATGTTGCTCTGGTGCCAGCAGGCTTGTAGTAGAGAGCGCCGGACGTACCGGACAGAACAGTAGCCATTGTTGTGAACGGTAGGTGGCTGAAAGAATTCTAGCTTTGCTCGAAAGCCTCAAAACTTATCGTGACTTGAGCTTGGAAAAAGCCTTCCGGCGACGGCGGTTCAATGGTGCGCGGACCATTTGCGGCGTCGAATTTTATATTTTGCAGCTGCAAACGTGAAAACAAATCAATGCAGCGTTGGGCGATTGTCAGCGTTGCGCCTGGCCCCTGCCCACGCGGGCAGAAAATGTTGAAAATCAACGTGCCATTACGGCGGTCGTAGCCTTCATCAGTCCCGCGAGTGGCAGACGTAAGGATCGTCAAATAAGCCGAATCACCCCAAAGGATGTTGGTCTGAACCCAACTTGCGTTGTTAGGTGGCGTAAACGGAACGTTTTGATAAGCAACCTGCAGCGCCGGTGATGCCGCGAACTCAGTGGCAATGCGGTTTTCGATTGCTGAGCGGATAGTGTTAAGGCTCACGATGATCGACCAATGCGGTCCGCTTCGGCGTTGACGTAAGTTTGAATGTCTTTGGCGATGGAATCAACCCACCCGCCCGGCACGCCAGATTTCCTGCTGCCGTTAATTGCGAGCGGCTCAGCGTAGATCAGGTTGTTGTGCACGCTGTAGACGTTACCCGCCTTTTCATTCCCAAGCTGGTAATTAACGGCCGTTGGCGGCGGTGGCTGTCGATACTCTCCAGGGTCTTTACCCTTCGACGGTGCTGAATTCTGTCCTATCGCCCAGCTAGCGCGAAACCGGCCTGTATCCACTGGGCTGCGAAGCTTCAAGCGCTTATCTGTTTCAAGAACAGCAGCCGTAATCAACTTATTGAATTGGCCTTCCGCGTAGCTACCAATATCTTCAAATTTGATTGTGCCGGCCACGTTATTCCCTCAAGAACACTTCAAACACAATAGGCGTATTGTCCTGCTCGATTTTGCGCACCTCAACCACCTGCATAATGCGGCTGGATACGGTTACCTGATCCGAAACGACGGGTTCGTAAGCAAGATCGGCCGCTGCGACAGTCAGCTTTTTGTCAGTGCTTTTGATTAGATCGTTAATCTCACGTTCGGTCACATTCTCCAGAACACCACGGACGGTGGTAGTAGATGCAGTCGGTGCAGCCGTTCCGGTTGTTGGGTTGTAAGCCGCTGTTGTGATGCGACGGAACGATACCTCGCCCCCAAATTTCAGCATCAACTTGCTGGCCGTTTTGCGTAGTGAGGTTGCTAGAGCCATCAGATTTTGTAGGCAATACAGGCGCCATTTTGGAGTTTGATGCTGGTGAAATAACCAGTCAAGTGTGCGCCAGAATCAATGGCGGCACCGGCAAAATTATTGTCAATTACGTTGGTTGAAATAATCGCGTCAACCGTGCTGTTTTCGTAAAAGTCAATATGGCTAAATCTGCCGGTATGGGCCGCAGTATCAGTAATGACCTCCGCGCCGGTCGAATAATCAATGACAGATGCACCGCCTCTTGCTTTTGCCATGATCAGATTTTGTAAGCGATGACAGCGCCAGATGTGGCCAGCGTAAACGCGGTGAACACACCTTGCAGCTCAAACCCGGCAGGAAAGGATTCGCCAACCAATGTATTACCTGTGTAGTTCTGCGCTGTGATGGCAGTAAACGACGTGTTGTTTTTGGCAATCACGATGCGATTCCACCGGCCAGTCTTTGCCGCAGTCGTATTCACAAAGTCTGCGCCGATGCTGTAGCTCGGATCAATGCTGTCTGTATTAGCCATGATCAGAGCTTATAAGCGACGATCTTGCCGGAAGCAAGGGTGACGCTGGTAAATACGCCTTCGATCTGATCGCCGTGATTCAAGGGCACAGAAGAGAAGGTGTTGCCGCTGGCGTTGGCAACGGTGGCCGTACTGATCACGGCATCAGCCAAGGCATACAGCTTGTAGAACCGGCCAGTGTGCGCAGCGGTGTCGCTGATGTACTCAAAACCAATGTTGTAGGAGTCGCTATCGGCCATGTTCAACTCCGTTTGATGGAAAAGTTGCCCGGTCCACTGATTCTAAGCCCGGTCAGATAGCGCTCAAAGATCGGCGGCACACGGTCAGCACCTGTGGCCATGCTGCTGGCGCCTGCAGTTGTGACGCTAAGGCTGCCGATGCTTACGGACTTGTAATCTTCAAGGCCACTCAACGCCATGCCGTCCTTGTTGTTGTTCAGGTAAACGGCTAGGACAACTTGAGCCTTTTTGATCTGATCAGGGATTTCGGCGTCGGTGTAATAGTCCGTAGTGATGCGGAACGGGAAGCCAACGGCGTACGTATTGATGTACGTGTCAGGCTTGCGCACGCCGGTACGTGGCCATTGCAAAGCCTGAGTGTCGGTTGCCCGTGCGCCAAGAAAGCGCTCACGATCAAGGCGCTGCGTTGCGGTGTATAGCGCCCGATTCTTTTGATCAGTGGTGGCTGATGCCCAAGCGGTTACGTCGTCGTCTTGAACGAAACCTTCAACTATCAGCTCCGCTGCCGCCAGTGTCAGGTAGCTGTTGGCGTTTGCGCCGCCCACCGTTGCGTCGATTGTTATTGCCATCGGTAGACAGCGACTGATCTTCAGTTACTTCAAGTTTAGGCGTGGGCTCTGCTGTAGAAAAAGAGGCCCCAGCCGAAGCCAGAGCCTCCTGTTCACGCAGTCGCCGGAAGGCGAACAGACCCATCAGGCAGCAGCTGCCTTGATCACAGCAAAGTTGAGCACCACAGCTTCACCAGCGGTAGAACCGACGTTGGAAACAGTGATCTCAAAGCTGCCGGCGGCAGTGGCGGTCACGAAAGGCAGGTACTTACCAGTGGTAGCACCGGACTTGACCGAAACCAGCACCACGTCAGTGGCAGCGACTTCGCTGTTGGTCACCGTGAAGGAAACCTCAGCATCGCCAGCCAACGAAGCGTTGTGCATGGTGATAGCGCCACAGGGCTTATTCAGCGTGACGCCAGTGGACTTGCTGGTGGCCTGGGTAACAGCACCACCGTTGCCGCTGACGTAGCCAATGGCCTTGCCGGCGGTTACTTCAAAAAGGGAAGCCATGGTTAGTTGCTCCTATCAGTCGTAATTGGAGCTGACCGAAGCACGCACGATGCCAATGTTCTTGGTTTCGTACACCTTGCTCCAGTTACCTACCGTGGCCAGTTGAGCACGGGTGGGGTTCGTGGTGGTCACGGCCCACTTTGCACCAACCGGGTGGTAGATGTAGTGCATGTCCAGAGACATTGCATCCGACTTGGCGAGGATGTCGCGGTCGGTTTCAGTCCGCATTGCAGCTTGCTCACCGGTGGCAATGGCGCCATTGGTGAAGAAATAAGCGGCATAAACACCACCGGAATTGGTGATGTCGTCGGACACGATCACGCGCATACCCATGTAGGTAGGAACGCGATAGTCGGCGCTGTAGGCAGAAGCCACAGAACCACCGAATGCGTCGGGCATGGAGGTATCGGGGCTAATACCCAGATCCGAAGCCAGAACGTAATCAATGGCCTTGCGCTCAACAAGGTCGTAGTAGCAAGCACTGTGCAGAGCCACAGCGGCAAGCTTTTCGCCTTGATCACCCAGCAGTGCACGGGCCTTAGCCACATGACGGGGGCTCAGAGCGGTTTGGGTGCTGGTATCGAAGCGCAGAGCATCGAAGGCAGGGGAGTCACCGCCGGTCAGGGCGCCGAACACACCTTCCAGACACTTATAAAGGTCAGCCTGCTGCTGGTTAGCAACGTACTCACCAACTTTGGCGCCAATAGCGGCCATGGGGTCGGAACCTGCGGCCAGAGCAGCAAGATCACGGGCCTCAAAGGCACGGCCACGGTGCAGGATCACGCCGATTTGCTTATCAGCAGTGATTTTGCCGGGGGTAAGGCTGGTGGAATCAGAAAGAACTTCCAGATCGCCAGAGAGGTTGGCTTTCCAGAAAGGAACATTCACGAAATCGCCGCCCTCAGTTGCATTGAGTTCAGCCATGGGCTGAGCAACACCACTCGCCAGGAAGGCGTTCTTTTGGGTGCTTTGCTCAATGACGTAGGGCGTAAAAATTTCGGGAATGATCACGTCCGAGCGGAGCGTGGCCATTGTTAGTACCAGAAATGTTTACGGTGCGGGCGTAACCCAATGACGGACGGCGTAGCCATTCACGTCTAACGGTTACATATTAAGCATTGTTTGCTGCAGCCTTCAACCGTTCGTACAAATCACGGTCAGTGCGATACAGCCGTGACTGCTCTGTGAGGTTGAAGTATTCACGGGTGAACGGGTTTTTGGTGCCGGCCGGGACTTCATTAGAGCTAGAGCGTGTGCCAACCGGTGCGCCGGAACCCTTGACCGTAGGCGCCTTGAACAGATAGCCGCGTTCAGATTTCAGGCGTTCCACCCACTGATCCATGGGAACCTCGTTGTAGCCGTCAACAGCCACGGGGTTGCCGTTTTCGTCAAGCTTGAGCTGATCACGCACAAGGCGTAGTGCATCGTGTGGATTGTGGGCACCCTGCTCGGCGAGGATTGCCACCACGCGGTTGTCCAGTTGATTAAAGGTCAGCTTTGATTCAAGTTCAGCGATGCGCTTTTTGTAGCCATCTTCCCGTTCTTGAAACTGCTGAGCGTATTGCTTGAGGGCCTCTTCGTACTTGCCCTTTGACTCAAGCTCTTCCTGTTCTTTCTTTCGCTTGAATTCCAACAGCTCCTGAATATCGACGCCATCAGGAAGTGCCGGGGCCTTTTCTTTTTGTTCCTTGAGCTTGCCGATCAGCTCAAAGTTTTTGCGTTCTAAACCTTCAATGCTTCGCTTGAGCTTTTCAAGTTCTTCGTTGCTTGCAGTCGGCGTAGCTTCCTGCAGTTGTTCGTCAGACATTGTGACCCGTAGGGTTTACCACCAAACTGTATAAGTAAATGATGTTTTTTGCACGTCATGTCCCGGCGTGAGTGGGATACACCGATCCGTGAGCCGTGGAACCCCGTGATCTACCAGATGCTGAAGGCGATTGACCTGCACACACAGGCTTATCTGAAGACCGGCGATAGATGGCACGCGGAGAATGCCAACGCGTTGCGTAAGTACGTGGCAGAGCTAAAAGACCGAATCCACGCGGCGGAACGTCAGTAGCTCACCATTTTGTGTTGCTTGACCACCACGCCGCTGACATTTTGCCCTTGGCGATATTGGCCGCATGGCGTGCCTTGAACGATGATCTTCTTGCTTGCGCTTGTGCCGATTCTCCTTTTCGTGGCGGTGAGCCTGACACGCCCTGCTGACCGAACCTGATCATTTTCACCTTGTCGCCTTCCTTCGCTAGGACAACGTGTGATTTGGTCGGATGGTTTGGCGTGCGCTTGGGCTTGTTGTAGCCCTCAAATTTTTCGCCGCGATACTCAATCATCGTCTTCGTCGTCTTCGTCGTCGTTTTCAATACAGGTGATGACTTCAACGCCTTCGGCAAGGCGACCCATCAACGCGCCAAGGCCTTCAGGTGAATTCGGCACTGGGAAAAGAAACCGACCCTCAATTAAACCATCGGCACACTTGAGGTAGGTGCAGCTCCCTTCCCAGATCTTGCCTTTCATTTGCGCTTCGGAGCTTCCTTCAATTCTGATCGTTTTTTCAGAACTGGGTTACCAGTCGATTCAGATTGAATGCGCAACACCGGATCGGCGTCAGTACCAACACGGGTGACCTTGCCGCCGGATGGACCTTCAATGGTGGCACGATTGCCAGCCTTGCCGGTCACGGTGCCGTAGGTGGTTTTGCCCTGATAAACCCAGCTAACGCGGGAGCCGATGCCAATGGCCATCACTTTTTACCTTTAGGCTTGCGTGCCTTGCCAGCTTCGGACAGAGCAATGGCGATGGCCTGTTTACGGCTTTTGACGGTTGGGCCTTTGCCGGGGCCTGGCTTGCCGCTTTTCAGCGTTCCGGCCTTGTACTCCCGCATTATCTTGCTGATCTTTTTGTCAGCCTTGGTTGGTTTCTTGGCCATCACGCCATTCTGTGACTACACCCAATTTAATGCCCAGATCACGAGTGAACCAGCCGTGGTTTGTATAGACGGCATCCACCCACGCTTCGCCCACAAGGGCTAGAACCAAATCACTTGCCAAATAGCCATTATTGAAATGCTTAAGCATTGGTTTTTTCATTTTGCCGTTCAGCCCTAAATCAATTATGTTCAGAGCACAAGCAAAACGCCATGAAGGCTTTAATTGATCGTGAAGAAGGGATGACGGTGCGCGACTTGCGCAAACTGTTATCAAAACTTATAGAAATTGACGAGGAGGGTAATGAGCCAAGGATTTACGTTGTTTGCGGCAATCTTCACACTTCGCCATTAAAAATCGCCGCCCTAGATGAAGACGGCGACATTATTTTGATCCCAGATTTTTGGCAGGCCGTAATGGAAGACCTGGAAAGCTGGGAGGATTTTCTACAAAACTAATCAGGCCTTGCGGCGAGGCTTGATTGCGCCGCGAGTTGTGCCCTTACGTGTTGCCGATTCAAAAGCACCCTTGCTGTAACCGGTGCGCTTAGCTGCGCCTTGCTTACCTTTTTGGCTGCCCTTGAAGGTTCTTGTTTTCGTAAAAGACCCACCCTTTTTAGCGAGGTTGGATTTGCGGCGGGATCCTTCCTTGGCTTTATAGGCAGCCTTAGCAGCACGGCCAGCTTTTACGCTAGTACCGCCGCCCTTGCCGGATTTTTGAAAAGCAACATCAGATTTGCGCGGCTTTGAGCTTTTGCCACCTTTTTTGCCGCCGCCCCCTCCAGTACCGGAAAAGCGACCCTTAGAATCACGCTTGTAATTGCGGCGAGCCATGACTAGAGGAATTGCTGCTTATATCATAAGACCGATTACTGAAGGCCATATCGCTGCTGTAACTGTTTCAGGCTAACTTCGCTGCCGTCTTCACGCACAAAACGAGCAAGTGCCTGTTGCGGCCCTAGTTCTTTGCTGAGCTTTTCAAAGTACGGGAGGCGTGATTTACCCAGGACTTCGGCTTGATATTCCTTGGGCTGGCGTTGCAGCCATTGCCCGTAGTTTGTGTCAGCCGAAACCTCACCGCCTTGTGCCGCACGCTTTGCAACACCAATCACATCCTCGGGTGGACGCAAGCCAAGGGCGCGATAGTCAACGACGGGAACTGTTGTACTGCGGCAGTTGAAGTGAACTGGCGGCATTGGTCCTTCGCCGTATTTGAATACCTTGCCGTCAAGGCTGCGACAGATGGCCGACGTGCGGCTGTCCAACGTTGCGACGTAGCGGTATTTCTTTGTTACGTCTTGATTAGCGCGGTAGACCTGTTGGCTGGCTTCGTTGGCAACCTGCTGCACGCTCGTGCGAACAACGGTCAATACCTGATGATCAGCCATTTTGGTTAGCTCACCACCGGCTTGAGCCTGTTGCCGTGCAGTCTTGGCAAGTTGGCCGAACTCAAGGTTGCCGACCATACGCCGAGCAATCTGCGGTGTCGGTTCACCCGACAGGATGCCGGTGCGCACGATGGTGTTAAACCGCTGCGCCTGCGACTCGGCCAATCCGCGAAACGCCTTTTGAACCACCTCGCCGTTAGGTAGCGTGATGGCTGCGCCTTGTGCTGCAGTCAGGTTGAACTGACCCGTACCTGGCAACGTGAAGTTCAGATCTGTCGGGTCAACGCTGGCAACACTGGCCGCAAAGTTTGGCGCAACCTCAACGGTGTTGACTGCCTGCTGAGCTACAACGCTTGGCTCAATGCCACGGCCACCGACTTCACCGCCGGCTACAGCAAGCCGAAGTTGCTCAGTGACAAATTCTGTTTGCAGCTCAGCCAGACCTTGTAATTCACGAGAGGCATAAGCCGTGCTGCGATCTGCCCAGCCGTCTAGCGATTCCTTGAGCTGAGCAAGGATGACGCGCAAACGCTGCGCCTGTACAGATGACGGGCTGACGATGCCTGCGCCTGCGGTTGCCTCACCGAAATCAATCCGCTTCAGATCATCAACGGCGCTGATGATGATGGCGTTGTAATCCCGCACGATTTGCCGCGCAACAGCATTACTGAACCGGTTCAGATCAATGGCGTTGCGGTAGATATTGGCAACAGGATTGCTGCGGTCAATCTTCCGCTTGAATTGCTCAAAGTTGAGCAGGCGAGGTGTAACGCCCGATTGCGTCATTGCATTTCATCGTCAAGGCTTTCCCCGCTTGGGGTTTCCTCGCCCATCACGTCTTCAGAGCCAAGGTTTTCAGGGCCGCCAAGCTCAATCAATCCACCCGATTGCGTGGCTTCCAGCTCTTCCTCAACATCAAAGTCGTCGCCCAGCACTTCGCCTTGAGCGAGCTGATCAAGCAAGGTTTTTTGGCTGATCACGCCAGCGGTGTAGGTCTGCAGCAACGCAGTGATTTCGGCAGGCTCAAGGCGTGCACCGATGAAGTCACGATTGACGTAGCTGCTGCCAGATTGCGCCTGGCCGAGGAAATCAGCATGGAAGCGCAGACAGTTATCAATTAGATCCTGTACCTGCTGCGCAATCACCATCATGGTGGAATCGCCTTGGCTGCGATCAATGCGCTTTGCCTCAGCTGTTTCGGCGCCTAACTTCTGACCCAAGACAGCAGCTAAACCAAGTTCATTGATCTGTGCAGCAAGTTGAGTCAGACGGTCAAACTGCGACCTAAAGCTGTTGCCGCTTGGTTCAATGTATTCAGCACGGCCTTCAGACGGAAAGGCAATAGCTTCACCAGGACCGGCACTTACCTCCTCGGCACTAGATGGAAAGCCGAAGAACGCCAGCATCGGCACCGCCGAAATATGCAGCATGTTGTCCAGATCGCTCTGGATTTGGTAGGTCTTGAGGTTCAGCTCAGCAATATCTTCCAGTGGCGGGCGTGATTCCAGTAGCCCAATTCGGTTTGAGTAGGCGGTGGCGAATGGAATGTAATCAAGGCTGGTAGTGCCTTCTGCCACTTTCTCAAAGCTGCCGCGTGTGTCGTCTTGGCGGAACAATGCGTAGGAACCTGGCCTAAGAACACGCACCTGCTCTACAAGTTTTTCGCCGTATTCTCCATCCGCGACGGTTACACGCTCCATCAGACGAAGCTGGGTCAGCTGTTGTGCGCCGTTTACCAATTCAGAGCGCCAGCCAAGAATGTCACGCGGCGAATAAGTCACCCAATACGGCCGCAATGCTGAGGCGTCGGTGATGTTTTGAATCTCACTGTCGTCTTGACTGGGAAAGTCAACAAGCACACCAGCGTGACCGTAACGGATAATTTTCCGCGCCAGTTCGTAGACGTAAATGTTCAGGTCGTTGCCCTGCAGGTCTACATCAAATAACTGCTCACGAATAACATCAGGCACGTCGTCAAGACGCACAGGCTTGCGAGTCAACATGCCCGCCAACATGCGTTCAAGCCGTTGGTAGTACGGCGGACAAACAGAACGCGCTAGGCGGTTGTCGTAGCTGTCGTCTTGCTCGCGTGGCTCCTGCGGCAGATAACGCCGGTGTTTGCGGCGCATTCCATAGGTGCCCTGCAACAGGTCTTCGATCAGGATCCAATGCGGCTCTTGTGCAGACCAAGCTGCGTTGGGATCTTGAACCTGCGTGGCTGTGCGCGCCAGATTCCGGTCGTAGTGCCTGAAACCGGTGTACGTCATCTTTTGCGCCTAGCCATGCACAAAGTCTATGGGTATAGGTTAATCGTGAATGATGGCTGGGCCTCCGATACCGCCACACACGGCGTTCAGCCTTACGGTCAGAACCGACCCAGCAGATTGAATTTAACCGTGGGCTTCGGCGGTTTGAATTTCTTCGTCTAGGGCGTCGCCAGCTTCATCAAAGCCTTCGTCGTATAGCCACTGTTGAACAGCGGTGAGCATGGCGGCAGCAGCAAGGCTGAATTCGTAATCACCGTCGGAATCAACGGCGGAGTCAAAGGCGCCTTGAAGATCGTGCCAGAGGTGCTTGGCCATGAGTCGGGTGTGGCAGCCCGATGCCAAGGCAGAGCGGGAACAGGATCAGGTTAGCCGTGATAAGTAGTTCACAGATTGTCTTGCGCCCAAGCCAATAATTCAGATCGAATCCAAAGGCCGTGCGGCCATCCTTTTTCGTCTTGAGTTAAGTGCGGCGCGTATTCAGGAAGTTCGGTGTCACGGATGGTTTCAAGCCAGCCGCCACGGTGGTGAAGCGCCAAGCGAACGGCGCTGACAGTGCGAAATTTCATGCGTGTGCGTGGTACGGGGTCGCCCCCATATAAGGAGTATACCCTACCGTCGGCCACGCGTCAATAAAGCCTGATGCCCGTGCTACGGCCAGCGTTCGCCTGCAGCGGGTTGAACTCACGCCAGACCACATACCCCAAGGCATCAACCATGTGATCGTGCCCGGCCTCCTTATCCGGCTCGCCTTTCTCCGTCCAGCTCTGTAGCTCAAGGCATTCGATCAACCTCGGGCAGCCCTGGCTTACGGTCAGCCTGACTTCGCCCTTGCCGTTTTCCAGCAAAGCCTGAACAGCAGCCACCCGATCACGCACGGCAGGGTTAGACCGCCCAGATTGATTGCTAAACCCGTACTGCTCAAGGATTTGAATATCGGTACGGGATGCGTTGGTTGAGCGGTTACCACCCGAGGCATCGGGATAAACGTAAATGCGGTGCTGTGGATACCGGCGTTTGATTTCTTGCGCCAGAGCATCAGTGTCATGTGCGCCGGTGATTTCATCAACAATCGTCAGTCTGTTGCCGCTACGCACACCAATCACAGCGGACATATTGCCAACGTTGAAATCAACCCCGATTCGCAATGGTTCGTCACTGAAATCAGCGACAGATGCAACGACGTGTTTACTGCGATCAAAGCGGTCGTATACCTGGCCTGTATTTAAATTCACCCACTGTCCTTCCAGATAGGACTTAATTAACTGCGGCGGATAATTCGCCATCAGGCTGTCAACAAACCCGTCAGGCAAGAACGGGTTATCCATCGTGCGAGCACGGATCAACGCAGTGTCTGCACCAGCGTTGCGGTCAAAAGTGTCGAATGCCCAGCCGTAACCCTCAGGCGTGGTAGCGGCATAGAACTGCTGCACGTTGCCAGCACGAAGACGGGCAAGGGCCATGCGTGTGGCCTGTTCTGCTACCCGCTTGTTAGCCGTGTCCGCTTCGTCAAAACCGATAGCGCAAAGGTTCTGGCCACGGATGCGATTCCACGTTTCCATCGTGCGCAGCAGGATCGTGTGGCTGCCCTCGGCAAAGTGCAGCGTGTACTCCGGCAACGGGCTGACGCGGAAGTCAAACGGTATTTGCCACTCTTCTAATAGGTCATCCATCGTGCGCTGCAGAATGTCCCGCAACATCGGGGCGACCGGTTCAAACAAGGCGCTGACGTACCCGACATTCAGGGCAGCCATGTGAACTGCTTTTGCGACTAGGCCGTGCGTCTTGCCCGCACCAAACCCGCACACCAGGGCGAGTTTGCGGTGCTCAGTGTCTTCTAAAAACTTCTGCTGATGCGGCAGGAGATCTGTTTTGACACGGGCAATGGCCTGCGCTGCCGTTGGCAGGTTTTCAGCAAAGCCAGGAATAGCGAGGATGCTGCGCTGCTCAACAGCGGCTAGAACGCTCACGCAATCAGCTTGGCCAATTTGGCCATCGTATTGATGCAACCAAGGGCAATATGTAACTGACCAGCCTTGCGGGCTTCCATGTGGAGCGTGCTGGTTTGACTCAGCAAATCTGCCAGCATTTGCGTGGTGTCATGCGCCCAGTCTTCCCGTATTTGTTGACGGGCAAGGTTGATGTATTTATCAACGCTGCGCTCCGAAACCCCCCACGTCTCTGCCGCATAACGAACGCAATCGGAGCGTTTACCACCGCTTGCAATGATGCGAGCAAGGCGACTAGCGCGGTATTGAGTTTCGGCTCTGGTACTACCTTTGGCAGGCATCAGATGTCATCCTTAGCGTCGTTGAAGTGGGTTTCAGACGGGATGCAGACGGCAGTGTTACCCGTGAAGTCTTCCCAACGCTTGACGATCACGTCGCAGTAAATGGGGTCGAGTTCCATGAGACGTGCGTGGCGGTGGATCTCCTCTGCTGCAATAAGCGTGGATCCTGAGCCACCAAACAAGTCGAGCACGGTTTGATTCATCAAAGAACTGTTGCCCATCGCTTCTTTGGCCAAAAAAGTAGGCTTTTGAGTCGGGTGCTGATTTTTGGACTTGTCGTAACCACCAAAGTCCCAAACGGTTGTCTTGGTTCGATCTTCAGTATGAAAAGGAGATCCTTTGACGGCAAAGATGCAAGGTTCGTGAGCCCATTGATACCGAGAGCGCCCCAAGAGCATTGGTTTTTTCCAGATTAGAGTTTGATTGAAAGAAAAAGCAGTTGCAGCCAAAGCATTTAAGAACTCAAGCGTGCGCTTATCGGGAAACCAGATGTAAGCGGCTACATCAGGCTTGCTGAACAGGTCTGCGTTATTCAAAGCAGCGATCAAAAAGTCTTGCAGTTGATCTCCAATTAGTTCGTCGTTTTCGATTACACCGTGGTTTTTCTTTCCGGGCTTAGGCCTAGCGGTGTGGTCGTAGCTCACGCCGTAAGGCGGGTCAGTAAAAACCATGTCGGCCTTTTGCCCATCCATCAGGCGTTCAACGTGCTGCGGGTTGGTGCTGTCACCGCAGAGCAGGCGATGGTTGCCAAGGATCCAGAGGTCACCGGGTTTGGTGGTCGGGTCTTCTGGTGCCTGAGGCACCTCATCGGGATCGGTCTTGCCTTCTACGGGATCTAGCCGCTCAACCTGCTCAAGGAGGGCCTCAACGTCGTCGTCGTCAAACCAAGGACTGATGTCATGCTCGGCGCTGAGCTGCTGCAGCATTTCCGCGTCCCATTCGGCTAGGTCAGCGGTGCGGTTGTCAGCGAGGGCTAGACCAACCTTTTGATCCTCGGTCAGGCCGGTACGGCGGACGGCAATGATTTCGTCGGGGCTGGCGTCAACGATGCGGAGCCCTTCGATGCCGAGGTTGAGTGCGGCTTCAACGGTGCCGTTACCGGCGAGGATGCGGTCGTCTTCGTCAATGACGATGGAGCGTGCGGGACCGTAACGCTGCAGTGATTCCTTGAGGAGGGACGCGGAGGTTTCAGTGCGCTTGCGGGCGTTTTTGTGATCTTGTTTGAGGTCCGACAGCGTAGCCATCGTTAATTCAGGTATTGCGCGAAGGATACCGCGATGTTGAAAGCTTAGCCGAAAAACTGTCGCAGGTTGGGACAAGCGGGACGGTATCGAGCCTGTGGAAAACCCACCTTTAGAAATCCTGAAATGTGCCGTAGCGCACCTGTCGGGCCGATTTTTTATGGCTAATCTCTTCCCGTTGTTTCCCGGGGATTCCCGGACGAACCCGTAAACCTCCGATGCGCCTTGAACTGCAAATTCCCGATGATTTAGCCGAAGACCTGGCCCGTTTCAAGCCGAGAACCCTGTCCCTGCCTATGTTTTGCGCCTATCTACTGGAGATAGGTATTGACAGGGACGCTAAGCTACCCGCGTACCGTGTCGGTGCGGGGACACCACCTCTAGGTAACTCCACACCGAAGCAGGTTCAAGATTTAACGCCTCAGCAACCTTCCAGCGAAGGGAAGGCTGTTTCGGCTGTTGGGTTTGATGGCTGTTTGGATCTTCCGCTCTTGCCCAAAGAATGCGACACAAAAAAAGAAATAGGCTGTAAAAAACCAAAAAAATCGGCAAAGGTTGAGTACAGCGAGGCGTTTACCTGCCTGTGGAAAACCTATCAGTCGGCACCTGAGCGAGTCTCAGCCCAGTCCAAGCCGAAGGCATTTGACGAATGGAAAAAGGTCGTCAAGGAGGAAGGTGAAGAGCGCCTGTTGGGTGCCGTCAATAACGCCATAGCCGAACAGAAGCGGCGCAAGGCCGCCGGCGACTTTGTAGGTAGCCTTCCCGACCTGTTTCGCTGGCTTCGTGACGGCAAGTACGAGGTGTACTTGGAAGAGCACAAGCAACAGCGCGGCGGCAAGTGGTGGGATGAAGAGAACCGCTGCTGGGTTTACGAAGACTGATCCCTGTTAATCCAATCTGAGACTCAACATGAAACTGTACGCACCAGAAAACAAGGGCAAGTACGTCTGGCAGACCGCCGACGCCAAGACCAAGCAGGTCAGCTACAGCGTCACCACAACGCGCACTCCGCCGCCAGACGCCTGCTACGGGCATCCCATGGGCAAGTACGACGATCAGGGTATGTACCTGACCTTCTGCCCGAACGTGGGCGCTGATGACCCCAAGAGCCCGCTGGCCGCCCGGTACGTCGTTCACCCGATGGCGCCGGCAGAGCGCGACAAGGCAGACAGTGAGCGGATTTGGCGGCAGATCTAAACAGCAGAAAGGGCAGAGCCCGTAAGCCCCGCCCCTTCAAGATCCCTCGGCACGCCCGCCTATGCACGCGTGTTCCCGACTTCACCCCCTGATTTTACGGTTCGCCCAGTCCGTTGGCAATGGTGCAAGCAGCGTCACAGGCCAGTTATCCAAGAACTCTGAACATGAAAAAAGCATTTGAGATGGCAGAGGTGATTGCTCTGCTGCGCCGTGGCATTGCCGCAGGTTATTGGACGCTAGAAGACCTAGACGTGCCATCACAAGGCTGGGTCATCACAATGGAGGATGCCAAGCGCATTCCCGGTTTCACACCACCGATTCACCGCAACCCCCTCAGAGATGAGCCCACAACAGCAGAACGCGTTGAAGTCGTCAGCCCCAGAGACTTCGCGGTGGTTGAAGCCACTCCCAATCCTGTTCAACGAGGAAGCGCACCGCTACTACCACGAGCCGACGGGGCAGTGGCTGAATCATTCAGTGACGCAGGTATGCAAGGGCACGAAGGATCCGTGGGCAATGCGGCGGATCATGGAGACGAAGCACATCTGGGAGCCGCGTGGGAAAGCAGTACACAAGGCGTTGGAGGATTATCTGACGACTGGTGACGCTGGCGAATGGCCTGCTGAATATGCGGAATGGATTGAGCCGTTACTGGGCCATTCCGTTTGGCAGACCTATGAGGCCATCGCGTGTGAATACCGGTTGTGCGATGTAGAGCGCAGCATTGCCGGCAGCTTTGATTGCCTATTGCGCCGTAAGGATGATCACACTCAGTTGGTGCTGGTGGATCTGAAGACGCAGGGCAAGCCTGATGCCAGCCCGTATGACGTGAGCACGCAGCTCGGCGGCTACTTGGGGATGATGAGCCTGCACTGGCCCAAGCTGTACATCCAAAAGGCTGGTGTGTTGTGGTCTCGGCCTGGCAGTACAACGCTGCAAAAGGTTGACGTAGACGAGGCGGTGATTGAGTGGCAGGGCGCCAGGGATGCGTTTCTGATGTTGAACGCGCCGGAATTCTGATGACCGATCCTGTCTGGCCAGTGATGGCGCTGATTGGCGTTGGGCTGCTTGGCGTAACGGCGCTGCTGGCCTGGGTTGCCATGCAGGATTGACAGGTCTTGCACTTAGGGGTATACTCCATGTGGGCAGCGATGCCCTCACTACACACAAACCCCAATGACAAACCTCAACCGCGCTACAAAGGCTCAGTTGCTTGAGCTGATTACCGAGCAGGCCGGCACCACCACAACACTTGAGAAACAGGTGAACGAATCCAGGGAACAGGTCACCATCGCGCTATGGATTGCGGCCATCAGCTTCTGCCTCGGCCTTCTGTTCTGATTACCAGCCCCTTCGGGGGCTTTTCTTTTCTTGCCATGAAAAACCCCGAATCACTGCTCGGCGTTATCGCCAGCACCAAGATCGAAATTGCCCGCCATCAGGAAATCCTTGATCGCCTCATGGAGGATCTAGCCCTGATGTACACCACAGGTGACCTAGACGATCTCAAGGATGACGACGGCAACCTCAGTGCTCACGGAATCAAAGTATCCCGCTGCACACGCACGAGTTGGCAGTACAGCAATGCCGTCAAAGAGCTGCAGCAGCTAGAGCAGTTTGAGGGCGTCGCCACAAAGCGCGAAACAGAATACTGGAGAGTGACGCTGCCAAAGGCAGAGTTCTGATGGCTGGCTCTCCCATAGACGATCAGATCGAAGCCATCTTGGCCAAGTACGACCTATGGGATCCAGAGCAATACACCAACGCCGTTGCCGAACTGACTAGCTACCTGCTGACCGTTGACCCCAAGGAAGAGGCACGCAGTCTGTACTACAAGTCCGCACGCGAAAAGATCCACCTAGAAAACTGCCTGATTCGCTCCCATGGCTAATCCGTACAACCTGTACAACTTGACTTGGCAGACGCGGTTTTTGTTCTGGCTGCTATCCAAGCGTCCTGACGTTGCTGCCATTAACTTGACGACGCCAGTTGATCATCTAGCGCGTTGCCTGAGCCATACGAAATGAAGTTTGCCGTTCAAGGCATTGAACCCGCCCCGCAAGGCAGCAAACGACACGTTGGCAACGGGCGAATGGTTGAGGCATCAGCGAAGGTCAAGCCATGGCGTTTTGCTGTTAGCCAGGCAGCCCTAGCAACCGGCGAGGCCATAACCGACGGGCAGGTGTCAGTGCAAATCACTTTCCTGTTCAACCGGCCCAAGGCGCATTACAACACCAAGGGCGAGCTGAAACCAAAGGCTCCGTTCTACAAAAGCACCAAGCCCGATTTGGACAAACTGTGCAGATCAACGCTTGACGGCATCACCGGCGTCTTGATCAAAGACGATTCACAGGTTGTCAACTTGATCTGCAACAAGGTTTACGTCAACGAGGGCGAACTACCAGGCGCACTGATTACCATCAACCCACTGTGAAAGGATCAAAGAATCGACGGGAATGCGTCGTTTGTCAGTCAGTCTTTGTTATCCCTGTCCTAAAAGGCAATCACAAAAGCCAACGGCTGACTTGCAGTGCACTTTGCCATCGCCGCTATGTCAGCAGAAATGCAAGGCGTTGGGTCAAAGGTGAGCTTGACATTATTGAACAGCTCAGTACATCAATGCCGCCGAAGCGGTTGTACATGACATATTGCCGAATGGCGGCTGAGCGTGGATTTCCAAAGCGATCAGAGGCCGCGTTTCGTTGCAAGCTGCGGTTGCTTGGTATTCCCTTGATGCCGGAATTGGACTGGTACAAGCTGAATCAGTTGGCCGAGATGTTTGATACGACTAGGCATCTCGTTTACAAGTTGGTGAAAAAGGGTTTGAGGGCTGAACGCGAATCAGACCATCCAAATCAGCCTTGGTTTGTAAGCCGTGCAGAGCTGAGGCGTTTTGCCCGTAAGCGCCCTGAACTGTTCAGGCACTTCAATCCAGATGGTTTGTTTGTTGCACTTGAGGATCGAAAGCTTATTGAGCTGATCATGGCGCAACCCAAGGTGCATCTACCCAATCGCTACAACCCCACAACGGTCAGGTGTATGGAGACTGGAAATATCTACAAGAGCTATAGGGCGGCGGCCAGGGAGGTGTTTGTTGATCCGTCGGCCATTTACGCATCGGCCAAGCACGGGCACAGAGCAGGCGGTTACCACTGGGTTGTCGTATCTCAAATTTGAGGGTATACTCCAGATGGGTCCGAAGCCCCGTCCTCTCCGATCACCACACATCACCGCACGCTTATGACTGATTACCCCAACCTTGGGGATGTGATCACTCAGGCTGATGTATCAACCAAAGGCACCGGCTCCTACGCCGCTGATTACATCAACTGGTGTCGCGTTTCCCACCTACTCCACGATCATGCGCCTGGCTGGCAGTTCGCTTTACAGGCTCATCACGAAACAGGCCACGCATGGAAGGCCCCCGACGGAACCGCTTATGTGGTCGGGTTCTTTGAGCACGCCAGCGGCCACGAAACGCCGTATTTCCCTCAGGCGGTTATGGACAACCGCAACAACGCCATTGCGTTTGAAAAGGTCACAGCACGTGATCTCACCGATGCGCACCGCCGTTGTCTTTGTACCGCTGCTGCTGCTCAGTTTGGTCTTGGCTGGCAACTCTGGGCGCGGGAGCCGGTAGAAAATCCGCACCGTGATATCAAGCCTGCACTACAGCAGGAAGCACCCAAGGCTGAACCGTCCCAAGTGCAGGACACTCAGCCAAAGCCTGAACCCAAGGCCAAGGGCAAGCCTGAGTCCAAGATCACCTTCCTGACCGACGATCAGGTTGAGGAAGTCAAGGCCATGGTGAAGGCATACGACAAGCGTGACGATCTGATTGCTGCCTTCAAAAAGCAGTTCAAGATCATGGCGCCACGTATCGCTGATCGCATCCAATTCCCCGAACACAAGGAATTCATTGAGAAGTACATCGCTGAAAATCCCGTATGACAGGGCGCCGGCCCAAAACCGCAGAGGAACTCAACCGCAAGAAAAACCGCTTTTGTGTAGCGGCCAAACTTCCGGCTGATCTTCACCGTCAACTAAGGGCTTACTGCGCCAAATCGGGGCAGAACATCAATCAAGCCCTTCGCCACATCATCGCAACCTTCCTAGCTACTCATGGCTGAAACTGCCTTCACGGCGAAATTCCGAATCCAGGAAAATCGCAACCGCAAAAGCGACAAGTCACCCGAGGAAAACATCGTGGTGGACTTCACCTCAGAGCAGGCCATGGCCGCGGCCAGCTACCTGATGACAATGGCCGAACAGGCGGAAGCCAAAGGCCAGAAGATCCGCGTTTACACCGGCAAAGACGAATACACCGAGCACACCGGTTTTTCGTTGTGGGGTGGAAAGTGGGGTAATAAAGGCTCTTTTACACCGCTCAAGCCCGAATCCCCTGAATCCTCTTTCTGATGTCAACCATGATCATCCTTACCGATTCCCAACTCGTTGAGCTGAACAATCGCATCGGCCAGATTCAGCGCCTGATCGAAAGCGCACAGGTCATCAAAGCCGGCGCTGCTCAACCCAAGGCAGTAACCGATTCTGTAGAAACGCCTTCTATCGTCGGCAAACCTCGGAAAGCAAAGCGTAAGCGCGGTGCACTGAACGAACAGAAGGTGGCTGAGATCAAAGCCCGCCTTGCTGCTGGTGGCGAATCAGCACAGCGAATTGCCAATGATTATGGCGTTCACGTCACAACCGTGAATCTGATCAAGTACGGCAAGACTTGGAAGAACGTTCAGGCATCCGCTTGATCTTTCATCAGTTGCAGCTCTAGGGCTGCGATTCGGTTGGTTGCCTGCTGCAGCAGCGTTTGCTGCATGTTCCAGGCCCTGTACAACTGAGCGGCAATGGGGCCGGCGTTGGGGGTGTTCTCCAAGCGTCTGGCCTCTTTTTCTACGTTGAACGCGGAGGTTGGATCGGGCTTAAGAGTCATCCAATCCCATGCTTCGTGATCCATGGCAGTGGCGGTAGCACATTCACGCTAGAGGCCGTGTCTACATCACGAATTGCAACAGCACTGTTTTCGGGGTTTACTCCGCCCAAATAGCCGCTACCATTCACGCAACCGGGGCGACCTGGCCAACCGACAACCCACACCGCACCATGAAAAACACTGTTTACAACCTGCTGCTGTTTGTCCTTCCGGCAGCAATCTTCGGCGTCATCATTCACGACGGTTTGACACTCAAAACCGCTCATCACAGCGGCACTCAGCACGCCATCTACACCACCACAAAATGAGCCTCGTTGTTCTGTCCGCACAGTGCGCCGGCATGGTTGCACCTGTTATTCCGCTCGGCCAAAAGACCTACAAAATGTCGCCCAATTCACGCGGCGTCAGGGCTGAACGTGACCTGTGGCGTTTCCATCCCGGTATGCCCTGTTACGTCCGTGGCTGGCCACAAGTAGAGGCAACAGTGATCGCCAAAGTAGAAGGCTGCTCATGGCCCACCTACATCGTTCAGAGCTTCTCTACTGGCGCCAGCTATCAAGTTTCCCAGCTTTACCTCTCCAAGCGTCCGATTGAACAACGATGAGAACTCAACTCCAACCGCAACCCCGCCGTTTTTACTTCACCATTCCGTCAATCAACATCTACGACTGGGTGGTTGCCTGCGGCTTCACCGAAGCAAAGCAACTGGCTCACGCAACATGGGGCACGCACTACCGCGAGCTGCAATGGCTAACGCCTGATCGCCATAGTGAGGTAAAGCTTCCCCGCTTTTAATGGCACGCCCCCACAACGCCAAACTGTCGCCTGCTGACATTATCTATATCCTGCAATCCGACAAAGACAATCACACTTTGGGGCAGGAATTTGGTGTAACTCGGCAGGCGATTTCCTTAATACGCAATGGCAAGGCATACAAGGACGTTGCACCAAACATTCCACGTATTCCAGTTCGCATCAAAAACAGCATTCCCAAATCCCGTCTTGCCAATGCCAAGCACTGCCACAACTGCATCGAATACCGACGTGGCGAATGTTCCTACGGCTTTCCAGAGGCCATAGATGAACCAGAATTCGCCTCAGCCTGTTCCCTCTACAGCCGAAATCCAGACCATTCTTCAACAATGCCTTGCCGAGTATTGGGCGCCACGATTCAACGAACACACGATTGATCACTACGCCCGTATGCACGCTGCACTACAGCCATTTATCCGCTATCAACAGGCAAACTGCCCGATAGCCAATGGCACCGATCAAGGCGGAAGCCAACCGATATGACAGCCCAAGGCATTACTGCTACGGAGCTGATTGGGTCGGTTATGGTCTCAACTCAGCCTTTGAACCGTGGTGCTGGGATGGCACAGCCGTATGGCGTGGTCCACTCTGCGACACAAGATCAGAAGCACTCACTATTGCCAAAGCTCATGCTGAATCGTGTTGAACTTGACCAGCGCCGCGCTGATTTCATGGAAACCCTCTACCAGCAGTACAGCACTAATCACACCTACACAGGCGTTTGGGAACGTTTTGCCTATGACGTTGCCGGAACGATTCGTGACCTGGATTACAGCGTGCTTCGCGCTGATCTCATCCGTGCTCTTGGTGTTACTGACAGTGAGCTGGCTAACCGGTACGCTGATATTGCTATCACCGTTCTGACAAGTCACCTGCTGCCACGAGATTAAACATGGCCGTCAAAGTTCCATTCCTCAATCGTTTTGAAAATTGGTGCTTTAACGTCCTTGCTCGCAGTAAGCGTGTCGGCACCATTCAAGTCAGGCTGCGGCACACACCGGTGACCTATATCGTGCGCGACCTTAACGATCCATGCGTTGAAGGCCAGCAACCTGATGAGATGGCACCAGATCATTTCAACCTAGAGCGGCTGTTCCATATGCCGTCCTACGGCGAAGACGAATGAAATGATCAACCTGTTCAACGGCCGAGTTGTTTTAGAACGGCGAACGCTCGTTGAAAATTGGCGTGCCAAAGTCAAACTGCCCAAACAAGGCGGTGCCTTTGTCGTTATTGACCTTCAGACCGCAAATCTGAAAACCGCCTTTGTTCGGGCTCACAATATCTACCAAAGCATTAAAAAAGGCCAACAATACGAGCAGCTTGATCCACCAGCGTTGACGCATCTGAGCTGCTGGGATTGCTGTCATTGGTCGGTATTACGCGTCAACAACGGTGGCAATGGCTGTGAGTTTGAATTCCCCGAAGCCAAACAGACCGCCTACGGTAAGTTCGCTGCCCAATGCCACCTGTACGACGATGGAACCGATAGTGCTGAGCAAGACTGAATTTGACGATGGCAGTTATATCGAAACCCTTGAACCTGCTGATGGCGGTGAAATGTACTACCGCACTTGCTACCAAGGGATGTGCAGGTATTCAAGTGATCTTTGGCAAGCGCAGGTATACCAACATCAGATGACAAGCCCGTGAACACTGGCGGCGCAAGCCGCTTTTTTATTCCTGATTAATCCAGTCCATAATTCTCGCCTCGCCAATCTCCGACCAAAATGGCAAACTCCTGTACCACACCCTCCAATCCTTATGCCCTTTGCTCATATTGCAACCGAAGCAACAGGCCACAAGGTTATTCATTTCGCTGCTGCCGCCCTTAGCCTTTGGCACCACATGATCCAGTGTTGGCGATCTACCTAGCGGCTCAAAACAATACGCGCAGTGATAATTAAAGTGCAGCAACACCTGATCACGGAACCTTCGTTTTGCATCACGTTTACGTACAAGCTCGGTGCCATCAATGTGCTCAACCACGCGGTAGCCACTGATTTTCTAAACGGTAGCCATGACCACTGATATGAACTACTACATCAAGCTTCCCGACAGAACACGGGTCGGGCCATTCCGTACAGTTGGCGCCGTTCAGCTATGGGCTTACCAGCGTGGGTATCAGGAATTTTCTATACATTTCCTGCAGAGTCCTGATCTACCCAACGAGCTACGACACGAGCAAGGGCCAGATCACTAAGCAATAAAAACCGCCCAGTGTCCAGCCAGGCGGTCTTCCTCATTCGTCCCCGTTTAAATCTAGGGAGTTACAACGACGGAACCCTTAAAAGTTTCCCAAGATGGCATGACAGTTGTATGACCGTTGTAATGACCGATCTCGGCGTAGGACCGCTCAGGGTTGTCAGAAAGTGGCATGAAGACCATTTGACCAATTAGCAGGCCAGGCCACAACGCGACCTTATGCTTCTGCCGTACATTTTTAAGCTCAAGCGTCAGCCTGCTGCCATGCCACCCAGGATCACAAAATCCGGCCAGCATGTGCTGAATGCCAGAGCGTGCACGGCTTGATTTCAGTACAAACTGCGCAGCAATCGCCGGGTCATCAGGCAGATTGAAGATCTCTTCCGTTTCGGCAAGGATGAATTCACCTGGCTGCAGCCAATACGGATCTTCCTTGGTATGCCCGGCAATGCTGTGCCTGATCAGCTCTGGCGTTTCCGATACCTCAAGCATGATGTTGTCACCCAAGGCCACGTCATAACTAGCCGGGTTAAGGCGCTCAGGATCAAACGGATGAATCAGCGCATGGCTTTGGCACAGTGCGCGAATCTCCGAATCAGGCAGCAGCATTCAGGCTCCGTAGTTCCAGCGGACTCTAGGACGCCCTGGCCGAATTCCAAGATGGATGAACGAAGGAGCACCATATCCAAGGGAATATGGCCAATGAGCATCGGCCCACTTCTGCAGCTCATAGGTATTCACGCCTTCAATAAACCAATCAATCGCGCCCGTATCGGGTGCATCGTATAAATGCTCCGACCGAGCCGATCCGCCAACCTCGGCGTTGATCTTCGCTGGCCTGTAGCCACTGGTGATGATCACAGGTTTGCCGCCAAACGCCGTACGCGCACGCTCAGCAAATTGACAAAGCATCAGCGCCGTATCGCATTGATGTTGCTTATTAAATCTTCTGGCCTCTTGGTTTAATGCCAGCTCACCGTATTTAATGTTCGGCGTTACCTGAAAATTGAACGGCTTATCAGGCGTAAAACGCACATCATTTGTCAGTGGCTTAGTGCCTTTGAGGAACAGATCAAGTTCATCACGCCGACGGCGTACCAAGCCTTCCAGCACTTTGCCGCCACCTTTGTTCCACCTCGGCAGCTCTTCCATCGCCACCTTTTGCGCATTTTCGCCATTGTTCAGGCGTTTACGCAACGTGCTATCCATCAACGCACCAGTGCCGACATTGAACGCAAAACTGATCAATGCACAACGCTGATTGTCTGTCAGCGGCACACGAATTTGCGAATCAACAGCACGGGCAAAACGCTCAACATCAGACAGAAGCAACGCCTCGGCATCAGCCTCTGTGATCTTCATTCCTTCCTTTACCGTTGGCCCGGTATGCCCATACCCAACAGTCGGTACACCAGCCGGGCAGATATAACCTTCAAGCCGCAAGCCTTCCCATTTTTTGATCAGATCAAGTGCAGGCTGTAGATCACTTTCCTCTTGCTTGCCAGATTGGCTCCAAGTCTTAAACCACGCCTGATCACGGCCGAGGATATGTGGGTTTGCCTTATTGATCGCCTCCTCAAGCTCGCTAACGGCGGCCATCTGATGCGGTAAGCCTGCCTTGTAGAACCTGAACAGATCAATCAGGCGAATCTGATTCTGCGTCATTGCTCCAAGGGGCGTGAATGCTCATGGCGCCACCAAGTAAGCGGCTGTCGCCAGTCTGCAGCGTATCGTCAATTTCGTGGTGCACAACAATAGGCTTCGGCTCTTCCGGTTGTGCCTGATGCCACCTTTGCTCTTCACGGTCTAAGCGCGGCTTGAGCGTCTTTTCAAATTTGTAATCTTGGGCCCAACGGCGTAGATGATGCCGCCAGTCCTTATCGCCAAACCGCGCTAGCCATGCTGTATCGGCGTTCAACGCTTTGGGAACAGCACCTTTAGCGCCTTAAGCAGCAGTTGCACCCAGCTATTTTCTTTGATCGGCAACAGCGCAATAATCTCAGAGCCGGCGGCAATGATGATGGCCACAACAGCAGCGGTGGTGGGATCCATGAGGATTCAACGCTTTCTTTCAGTGTACGGCGTTATTTTTGCCTGCCAACCGTCATTTCGATTTGCCTAACCCTTCCCTCAAGATCAGCTAGTCGCTCTTTGCTGTCGTTCTTCAGTTCTTGAATATCAGCGGCGACCGTACTAACCGATTGATCGAGTTTGGCGACCTGCATAAAAAGACCGCCCAACCCAATGACCGCTGCGGTCAAAAGAGCTGGAACGGCTTGATTGAACGGATTAGGTTGCTCAGGCGGCGCCGCGTACACCTCTTCGTGGCTGTCCATTGTGAGGCATAACATCAACCCGTGCTTCTAATTTAGCGACCTTGCCCGATCAGCTTTTTCTTACCGCGACGACGCGGGCGGGAGTGTTGGCCGTAACCCTGAGAAGTTGTTTTTGGGCGGCCGGCTTTGTGGTCGACACGTCCCAGGGCGGTCTTGCTTTTTACTGCCATCAGTTTGCCCAGGGAAGTCCAGCAGCCTTAGTCGGAGTGCGCTGCTCATTGATCTGGTTCAGCAACGCCTGGCCGATTTCCACTACCTTCTCGCTGCCGAGGGCTTCCTTGACCCACTCGATCACCTGTTCCTTGGTGAGATCGGCATACGGGATCAGATTCTCAGGGCGCTCAAAGCCGATGGACCCATAAGCACCAGCGGAGTAGGTGCCGTCATGCGCATCGACGGTGTAGTGAGCGGTGTAGACATAGCCATCGGCGGTCTCCCGCTCAAGATTGGCGATGTTCCAAGTGACGGTGAGATCGGACATTGGCTTGGTGGTGTTGGGTGAAATGTACAGGTTTTGGGAAGTTGTTGCTAACTCCCCAGTGACTGGTGACGTGGACTACTGGCTTTGCTCAAAAACGTGTCTGGCTGACAAAAAATGTGCCTGCCAGACTCATGCTGCGCAAAACCAGTATCGAAGGGGACTTAGATGCCTGCCGCAGTTAAGCGAGCCTCAAGACTTTCAATCTTGGCAACAGCTTCCTGTAACGCAGCCGTCAGCAGGGGCACCAGCTTGGATGGGTCGTATGTCTGAGGAAGGATTTTGCCATTGTCGTCAACAGCGTCCTTCTCGCCACCAACGGCATTCGGGAACACAGCTTGGACTTCATGGGCGATAAAGCCAATGTCTTCATTGCCATTTTCGATCCAGTTGTACCTTACCGGCCGAAGTTGCTTGACGATTTCAATGCCGTCGTCGAAACTAACGACATTCTCCTTCAACCTGTAATCGGAGGAAGTAGCGTAGACAAGTTGACTTCCGTTGTAGTAAATCTCGCCCCTTGTGTTGCCGCCGGAACCTGTTGAGAATCTGGCTACATAGGCGTTGTTTGTGTCACTTGTGTTGGCTATGTAAATAGTTGGCTTTGTGTTTAGTGTCGTTTGAGCAGCGATTGCAAACTCACTCCCACCTAAAACTCCTAGTTTTTCTCCGCCAACAACAGGGGAATTACTGCTGTTGTGATTGATAAATACATCGCCATCCTGCGTAATCCTCATCCGCTCCGTCGGAGAACTCGCCCCATCCGCAGTAGTGGAGAACGTTAATGCGCCTGGGGTGTCACTCGTGCTGCCCCAAGTTCCATCGCTAATGCAACGGATACTAGCGGCAACAGTTCCATCATTGGCACCAAATTGAATCCGACCTAGATCAGCACCAACGTTTGAGCCGATTGCTGCTGTCGCTAGCCCTCTGCGCAAATAGAGCACGCCTTCGGCGGCTGCAGAAGATGCGTCTCCTTGAACTTGCAGTAGAGAATTGCCCTGCCCACTAGACGTGCCAACTAAAAGGCGTCCCGAACTATCGCACCTGAATCGTTCGGTGTTATTAGTGTAAAACCGCATATTTGCGTTCCTGCGGTTCAAGAAGTACGTTTCTCCATCTGTCTCGTGGAGAATCTCTAGGCCATTGCCAAGTCCGAACCCGCTTGTTGAGTTGCTGATTTGAATTGCACTGTCGACGGATAATGTTCTGCCAGCCGTCGTAGTGCCAATCCCTACACGGCCTGTGGGGTCAATACGAATTGCATCTACGGCAACACCCGCGTTATATGTCACAAAGTTGATCTTGCTGCTATTAGCACCATTTCTGGCTGCCACAAGTCGCATTGTGTCAGTAGCCCAATCAATCAACGCGCCATCAGATGAAGTAAAAGAAGTGGCGTTAGAAGTAAGTCTTATCGCGCCAGCGACACTTAACCTTTCATCAGGGACACTGGACCCTATGCCTACGAGCCCTCCCGACGTGATGCGGACAAACTCATTGCTTGACGAAGCGCCAGTGCGAGTGCGGAAAATTAAATCGCCACTCGTAGCACCTGTCCGCTGAACAGATAACCCCCACTCCGCGATATTACCTGATGTTCCAGCCCGTAAAACAATTCCGGCCTCGTTAGTACCGCTCGACTGATTTGTGTGTACGATTTGTTTATAGATACTTGTCTGCGTTCCAAGAATTGCCCCCGTTGTGTAAGCGTTAGAACTATCAGTGTCACTAATATGCAGTCTTGCACTAGGTGCAGTATTAACTCCAACATTCCCACTCGCGTCCACGAACAACCTGCCAGACCCACCAGTGCTGATGGCTACTTGGTCTGCGCCAGGTGAATAAATGCCGGTATTGGGATCACCAGTAAATGTCAGCGATGGTGCAGATGCGCTGCCAAGCGGCACACTGAATCGCTCGCTGCTGGTCCACGCATCGGTGGAATCGACCCAGTTGATCGTTTTATCGGTGGTGCCTTTCAGCGTGATGCCACCACCATCGGCCGTTACATCTGTAGGTGTTGCAACGTCACCAAGGATGACATTTTTATCCTCTACGACAAGATTTTGAGTATTGATATTTGTAGTAGTTCCATTTACTGTTAAATCCCCAGTGATGGTTACTGAAGAATCAAATGTTGCAGCTCCGGTTACATCGAGCGTGCCGGGAATATCAACGTTATCTGTCCATTCAACGCCAGTACCAGCGGCATCAGTCTGCAGAACTTGACGGGCAGCGCCATCAGCAAGCTTGCTAACAGCAATTTCAGCATTGGCGGCAATATCTGCGTTTGTGATGCTGGCGTTTCCGCCGACAACCACAGTTCCGCTCTGGTTCGGCAGCAGAATCGTGCGGTCTGCAGTCGGATCGACCACGCCAAGTGTGGTTTCAAAGCCATCGGCAGTGCTGCCTTCAAACGTCAGCGTGCCAGTGGTGCCGATTTCTAAGTTGCCGAGAACCGTGCCACCGGAAACAATCGACGGGAAATAGGCAAGGCTGCCCCAGGTGCTAGAGCCATTGCCGATTTTAAATTTCTTGGTATCCGACTCCAGTCCCAGTTCGTTAGCGAGCAGTACCGGGTTTACGGATGTCCAGTTAGCAGCCGTATCAGCCCGAATCTGCAGGCGTACTTGAACTGTTGTTGGGGTTGTCACTGGCTCGCGCCTCCGCCTTGCAAAATAAGCGTAGCTGTAACACTAGCGGTAGCGCAATCAAGCCTAAAAGGCTGGTAACCAGTAAATGCGAAGGATGTAAAAGGCGTTGTCACCCGAACATCAGCCGTTCCGTTATCCAAAATGTACGAGAGATTTACGCCATCAATGACGCGCAGGCTAAAACTGACGTTGTAATGAAGCCCAGTGTGCTCTTCCTCTGGTGCCGATGCGTAGCGATAGAGCGAACTTGGCGATACGACAGTTAAACCGCCCCAGATTTCCGTTGGAACTGTGAAATACTCAAAGGCTGCCTGAACGCCAAGGTAGTGCTGCCTAAGTGTTTCAACTTGAGCTTGGGTCAATCCCCGATAGACGATGCGCAGAACTTGATTGTTGACCGCTTTACTGTGGCGGAAACGAATAGGACCAGCAAAAGTAGAAACCTCGCTGATGTTGGCACGGCCCATATCAAAGCCGATTTCGTTTGGAACCAGCGTCGGAAATACGGTCATAACGTGTACGGCGCCACTAGCTCCAGCTCAACGCTAACGGAGATCACGTCAGGCGTATAGGTTGTGTCAGGTGCTTTTGCGTAGATCCAGCTGTAGCCAGAGGGGAATGTCAGCCCAGAGCCCAAAAGCGTGATTGCGTCCAGATCAAATGGGTCGAATCTTCCATGTAGCATGTAGTGACTTGTGATCTCAAAATGCTGCGCTTGTGTCAATCCAGTAAATCCAAGTCGTAGCGTGTAGCCGTTGACGACATTGGCGTGGCGCACCATCAGTTCGTCACCGTCAAGAGCACTCAGCGGTGTTGCTGGCGCGGCACCTGGCGTAAAGGTACGTGACTGAGGGTTTAGTGCTGGGAAATTAGCCATCAGTTGTTTAAG